CAAATTTATTTATAATTTTGCAGGAGATCCCGAAAAAGTTCCTACTCAGTTACGAGATAAACTTCGTAGATCAAAGGAGAAACACTGGTGACCTGACCTATATTCCATTATAAGGAACAATGAAAAAAATCAGTTTTTTCAGCGAAAAGAAAGAGCAAAACTAATTACATATGATTGGCTATTAGAAAACCAAATAATGGCTATTTAACAGGGAACATGAAAAATGGTAAACTATTTGTTGACTCTGATTGTAGAATATGATAATCTTATAATCAGAGGTACAAATGAAGATAGTTCATATAAGCGATATACACGTCAAAAATTTTAAATATCATAAACAATATAATGAAATTTTTGAAACCTTATATGCAAAGATTAGAGAAGTAAAGCCGGATATTATTGTTAATACTGGCGATACGGCTCATACTAAACTTGATCTTTCTCCTTCTTACTTTGAAATGACAACCAAGTTATTTGAAAACTTGGCTGCTATTGCTCCACTACACATCATCCTTGGTAATCATGATCTAAATCTATCCAACAAAGATAGACAAGATGCTGTGACACCAATTGTTGAAGCCCTAAAAAATCAAAATATCTTTCTTCATAAGTATTCTGAAAAGTTTACTTTGCTGAACGATTTTAATTTTCACGTTCTTTCTATTGTCGATGAAGAAAATTGGAATCTTGAAATAGAAGAAGACAAAGTAAATATTGCTTTATTCCACGGTTCTGTTGAAGGTTCTCAAACAGACATTGGCTTTATAATGACACATGGAGATATTCAGTTCTCAACATTAGAGAAATTTGATTTTGCTCTTTTGGGAGATATTCACAAAACAAATCAAGCACTTGATCATGATGGTCGTTGTCGCTACCCAGGAAGTTTGATTCAACAGAATCATGGAGAAACCAACGACAAAGGCTTTTTGCTTTGGGATATTAAGTCAAAAGATGATTTTAGTGTTCAACACATTTCAGTAGAAAATCCTTATCCGTTTTTCACTATTGAACTTACCCAAGAAGGCAAGCTGCCATTAAATACTCGTATTCCAGTAAATGCTCGTCTTCGCTTGGTTTCCAAATATAATCTTTCACCAGAACTTATGAAAAAAGCTTCTGATGTTGCTAAAGAAAGATATAAGCCGGAATCTATCTCTTTCCTCTCTAAAAATGTCAATAAGTCTGACAGTGTTGTGAGTGGTAAAGAAATGGCAAAAGATAATTTGCGTAGTCAGAAAACACAAGAAAAACTTATGAAAGATTATCTTGAAGATTATAAAGTTCCTAACGAAATTATGACACAAGTTTATGGTATTAATGCCCGTTATAATTCGGTGATTGAAGCGACAGAAGAAGTTTGCCGAAACGTAAACTGGAAGCTTTCACATATTGAATGGGACAATCTTTTCAATTATGGCGAGAATAACAAAATTGATTTTGCTAATCTTTCTGGTATTGTAGGCATTTTTGGAAAGAACTATAGTGGAAAGTCAAGTGTTATTGATTCTATTCTTTACACAATTTTTAATACAACTTCAAAGAACGAACGTAAAACAACAAATGTAATCAATCAAACAAAGCAGTTTGGTCGTGGCAAAGCTGTTATTGAAGTTGATGGGTTTGAATATCACATTGATAGAAAAGCGGAAAAGTATACAAAAAAACTAAAAGGTGAAGTTTCGGAAGAAGCAAAAACTGAACTTTCTTTGCGTTGCTTTGATCCTATTTGCAATCAATGGGATCAAATGAACGAATTATCTAGAACCGACACAGATAAGCGTATTCGTAAGATGTTTGGAACGATTGACGATTTTATGCTTACTTCTTTCTCTTCACAGCTTGATTCTATGTCTTTCATTAAAGAAGGTTCTACCAAAAGAAAAGAGATTCTTGCTCGCTTTCTTGACCTTGAAATCTTTGATGCCAAGTTTAAAATGGCAAAAGAAGAGTCTTCTAACATCAAAGGCATCCTTAAAAAACTAGAAGGTAAAGATTACGATTCAGAAATCTTCACCAATCAAATTTTACTTTCTGATTATCAAATTATGATCGAAGAAAAGAATACAGAAGTTCAAACTGTGAAAAACGATGTTGCTAACGTGAATGCCGAAATTGCTTCTCTACGATTACTAATAAATGATTGCGGGATTGAGTCTGTTGATATTCAAAAACTTCTTTCTCAAAAGACAAAGCTTGAAAATAGTCTTGTTGTTTTGAATACTCAAAAAGCAGATAAACAAACACAACTAAAAGAAAAGCAAGATCTATTTGCAAAGGTTGAAGAATTTATCAACAACTTTGATTTGCAAGATCTTAAAAGCAAGAAAGAGTTTGTTTCAACCAAACAAAAACAAATCGATGACTTCCACGAAGAAATCGTTGTTTCAAAAAAAGAACTTGAACGTATCAAACTACGCTCAAAACTTCTCAACGATATTCCTTGTGGAGACAACTATCTAACTTCCTGTAAGCTTATCAAAGATGCGTATGATGCAAAAATGCAGATTCCTCTTTATGAAGATTCAATCGAAAATGATAAGCAAGAAAAAGACAAACTTGAAAAAGAAATAAAAGAGTATGATCTTACCAAGATTAATTCACAACTTTCCAAGTATGAACAGATTGTTATTAAAAAAGCACAAACAGAAAAAGAAGTTCTTAAACTTGAAGTCGAGATTGAGAAAACAATCAACGATATTTCTAAACTTGAAATAGAACTTTCTGGTGTTGATATACAGGTCGAGCAATACAAAAGAAATAATGAATTATTCGCAAAGATTGACCAACTAAAAGCAAACCTAATCAAATCAGAAAATGAGACGAATAATCTAAACAATCAACTCACAAAACTTGATAAAGAACTAAAAAATACTTATATTTTAGTTGGCTCAACGACAAACAAGATCCAAACACTAGAAAACGAAAAGAACGAACTTGAACAATACAGAAATCAATTTGCAGCATATGATTATTTCATGCGTTGTATGCACTCAAATGGAATTTCTTATGAGATAATCAAGAAGAAACTTCCAGTAATTAATACCGAGATTTCAAAAATTCTTTCTAATATTGTAGAATTTGAAGTTTATTTTGAAGATGATGGAGCTAGATTAAATGTATTTATTAAACATCCAAAGTATGATCCCCGTCCCATTGAAATGGGTTCTGGGGCTGAAAAGACGATTGCAGCTATGGCTATCCGTCTTGCTTTGTTACAAGTATCCAACTTACCTCATCCAAATTTTATCATTTTGGATGAACCCGGTACTGCCCTTGATTCCGAAAATATGGAAGGATTTGTTAGAATTCTAGAAATGGTAAAAAGTTATTATGATATTGTTCTTCTAATCTCCCACATGGATACACTTAAAGACGTTGCAGATACAATCATAACAATCGATAAAAAGGAGGGGTATGCTTATGTCAGAGTTTAGTCTAAAGGTTATAAACGTCATTGAACAACCAGACGGTTCTGCTATTGTTACTTTTGATGTTGATAAAAAGACAAGAGAGTTTTTTAAAAGTGTTTACGGTTGGAAAAGATGGAGTTCTAAGAAATTTCAACAGGTGCTTTTGCAAGCAATAGATAATTATGTAAAGATACAAGAGAAAAAAGATGTTTAATTTTATCAAACAATATTGGAAACTTATTTTACTGCTTGCATATGGAATAGCAGTTCCGCTTTATTTTCATCAATCAACAAAAGCTATGGGCAAAGCTCTTGATACTTCAAGAGAATCGTCAAATAATCAAATAAAAATTCTTCAAACTTCCTTGGAAGATCAAAAAAAGGCATATGACAAAATGTTTGATGAATATCGCTTAAAAATGGAAGCAGAAGAAAAAAGATATAATGAGGAACTCGAAAAAATAAAAACAACACAAATAACACAACAAAAACAACTTTCAAAAAGATTTAAAGAGAATCCTTCTGAAATCAGCAATACACTTATGGAGAAATACGGATTAAATGGTAATTAGTTTATTATTGTTGGCTTCTTTGGCTAACGCACAAGATTTTAAACAACTTCAAACTGGACAATCTGCTCCTTTTGATGGGACACTTTTACGCCCAGAAGCTTTGGCAACTATTATCACAAAAAATGAAGCAGAAGTTGCTATGTGTAAAGCAGATGCAAAACATATAGAAAAAGAACAACAAATAAATTGTGATCTTGATAAAGAAAAGCTTCAATATGATTTAGAGTTGTATGTAAAGACAAATGAAGCTTTAATAAATGAAAAAGATAAAGAACTACAAAAAGCTTATGACTTGTTAAAAAAACAATCTGTAAATCATACCCCATTATGGATAGGAGTTGGTTTTACTGCTGGTTTTGCTACTTCAATTGGAGCTATATATTTTTACAACCAAACAAAGGACTAAATGAGCAGACATTCAAATTTACCAAATATACTATACGTTTATGTAGAAAACAAATTTTTAGATAAAAGCGAAGGGTTAACAGAAGCCATTTGGCATGGAGTTTTTGGGAGAGAAGGTGAAGTGTTATTAACTCACTTACTTTTAGAAACTGGTGCTCATTGGACTGGTGTTCCTTTACATGGAATACATCATAAACCAAATTTTATACCTAAAAAAAGCGGTGTATTACAACCTTGGGGAAACATGGGAGTAAATTTAGATGTTACAAGTTTAAATCATTTAGAGGGTATAGATGTTAATTATTTTAAAGAAAATTTAAATGGTTTGTCTACTGGTATTTTAGTTGATTGGCATGATGGTTTTAGTAAGTTTCCACAACAACACAAACCATTGCATTTGATTACTATGGAAGATGGAAATTATTATTTATTACCAAACAATTATTTAAGATGGAATGATCCTTCGTTTACTAATGAAAAGTTATGGGAAAAATGTAAAAATTATAAAAGAGGAACAGAAGTCTGGTTTCCAGAGAATAAAATAAACAGGTAGGTTTTCTATGAAAGACTTGAATGAAATTGTAAAGATAGAAAAAGCCATAGCAGAAAAATATGGCGAAGATACTATTATGAATCCAAAATATTATTGGAACGAAGAAAAAGAAAAAGCATACATAGAACAATTAAAAGAACTATCACAAGTTGAAAAAAATAATGATAAAGATCAAAAAATAAATGTCGATGGTGTTTTTATTTCTAAAAAACTACTTAATAAAGATAGTAACAGAACTTGTCCAATTTGTTCTACCTATTCTTTTGACTTAAAAGACGATTTATATATGAATCGTTTTGAGTGTTGCCAAAAATGTTATATTCAATGGATCGAAGGAAGAGAAGAAAGATGGAAGACAGGTTGGAGGCCAAATAAAAAATGAAAATAGCAAGAAACAGATTAAAAGAAATTATTCAAGAAGAACTTGAAATGTACTCTGATGAACCATCAGAAAATTTGATGGGAGATCCAGAATATGATCAAGAAGGTTATATGACCAAATCTGAACTTTATAAGATTGGCAAATACGCTCTTGAACTTCACGATATGATCCAAGGTGACGATAATCTTCCAGAGTGGATGCAGTCAAAAGTATCTAAAATGGCACAGATGATTGGCGATGTTAAACATGCTCTTGAATATGATCAGCAATATGGTGAGTTTGATCAACAGCAAGAAGAACCAACATATGACGATTATTCTGATGAAGAATATGAAGAAGAAATGGAAGAATACTAATGATCATAACTGAATCTAAACTTCGTAATATTGTTAGAAACGAACTTAAAAGATTCCTTATCGAACAAGACGTTTCCCTTTATCCACCAGAAGAAGGCAATATAAATGTTGAACTTCCACAAGATGAAGGCGAGATAAAAGTAACAATAAGCGCAGAAGAGATTGCACAAGTAGCAAACGAACTTGCCGAAGAACCAAGCGAAGAAGAAGTTATGACAACACCAGAAACAATCGATGCTTATTTAAGCGAAAGGAAAAGAAGATAAATGGCAACAACTTATGAAATAATCCAAGGACTTCATCAAGCAGCAGCAAATGCTTATGATGGTGTGCATGTTCAAGGTTATTCTTCCGATAACAAAGCTCGCTCTATTGGCCTTAAAAGAGAGGAGGGTGATCCTTTAATTGATTCAAGAATCATCGATGGTTTTAAAATCAAAACAAGTGGAAACATGCTTACAGTTATTTATACCTCTGATATTAGATTAAAAGATGTATACATGAAGAAAGATTTTGAAGGTGATTTAGAAGATACAATCGAAAAAATTGTTTCCTTTCTCAAAAAAGAATATAAAGACATTACCAAACAAACCATCTCATTAACTCCCACCGGCGAAGTTCAAGTGTTTGTCCAGCCCGTTTCAAGACAAAGAACTACCGTAGAAGCTAAAAAACATTACAAGATTAATAGTCTAAAAGATGTAGAACCAGTTTCTCCTCCGTCAGAAGATATAACCAGAGATATTACAAGAAAGTTTTTGGAAATGGGAAGAGAGAAAGCAAAAAAACCATCAAATGTTAAGTTTAAAAACGACTAATATGAAATGTACAAACTTACCAAACAACAGATTCAAGACGAAATTTTAAAGTGCGGTAAGAATCCTGCATACTTCATAAATACATACTGCAAAATCTCACATCCTCAACGTGGTCCTATCCCATTCAGAATGTATCCGTTTCAAGAGGACATTATAAAGAACTTTCAAGATCATAGATTTAGCGTAGTTCTAAAAGCCCGTCAGCTTGGTTTGTCAACCGTAGTTGCGGGCTATATTACTTGGTTAATGCTTTTTCATCGTGATAAGAACGTTTTAGTATTAGCGACTAAACTTTTGTCAGCATCAAACTTGGTAAAGAAAGTCAAGTACATCATTAAGTCAGTTCCACCTTGGCTTATGATTGCCACAGTAACAATCGACAACAGAAACTCGTTTGAACTTTCAAATGGTTCACAAATTAAATCTTCTGCAACTTCTGCCGATGCTGGTCGTTCTGAAGCTTTGTCTTTACTTGTATTAGACGAAGCTGCATTCATTGAAGGTATGCAAGAGCTTTGGACAGGTCTTTATCCTACAATGGCAACTGGTGGTCGTTGTATAGCAATTTCAACTCCAAATGGTGTAGGAAATTGGTTTCATCAAACTTATGTTGATGCAGAATCAACAATAAATGAATTTTACGCAATAAAATTACATTGGTCGGTGCATCCTGACCGTGATCAGATTTGGTTTGATAGAGAAACCAAAAATATGGGCAAAAGAGAAATTGCACAAGAATACGAGTGTTCTTTTAATGCCTCTGGCGAAACTGTTATGGATGCAGAAGATTTGGAGTATTTATCGCAATCTTTTGAAGAACCAAAGATGCGAGTTGGATTTGATAGAAACTTGTGGATTTGGAAAGAATATTATGAAAAGTGTAAATACCTTATCGTTGCAGATGTAGCGAGAGGTGACGGTAAAGACTTTTCAGTTTTTCATATTATAAACCTTGATACGATGGAACAAGTAGCTGAATATCAAGGAAAAATAAACACAGATGGATTTGCAAATCTTCTATTTAATACCGGAAAACAGTATGGAAACTGTATGATTGTTGTTGAAAACAATAATTTAGGTTATTCAGTATTAGAAAAAATTATAACAATGGGGTATAAAAATGTTTATTATTCTACTAAAGGCTCAACTGAATATATCGAGCAGTATGTTGCAGAGGGAATGTCTAATTCAGTTCCCGGCTTTACTACATCACATAAGTCTCGTCCACTTATAATATCAAAACTTGAAGAATTTATTAGATCAAAATCAATCAAAATAAATTCTGTTCGTTCTTATAACGAGCTTACTACTTTCGTTTGGCATAGCGGAAGACCGCAAGCAATGCAAGGCTATAACGATGATTTAGTTTTAGCTTTATCGATTGGTTGTTGGGTAAAGGATACAGTGTTCCAAAGTGTTACAAAAGATGTAGAATATCAAAAAGCATTATTGACAAGTATAGGTAAAACGGGTAAATTATTAGATACTAGCATCCCCGGTATGATTGGGTATCAAAAAAATAATAGATTAACAGATCAACTTTTGCAGCAAAGAGAAGTGCAAAAAAACTTTATGTGGATATTTAAAGGATAGATATGGCAAATAACAAAACTAAAAATACCAGAAATTCCGAATCTTTATTGTTCAAACAATTAACAAAGCTTTTTTCTGGTCCTATTACCAATTATGATCAACAAACACAAAGCAGATACAGAAGAACCCAACTTGATAAGTTTAAGTTTCAATCTGCACAAGGTTTAGAATTTAAGAAATCAGAATATCTTTCCTACGAAAATATATCCACCAAAACGATGCAAGCACAAAATCGTGCTGATAGATACATCGATTTTGATCAAATGGAATATATGCCAGAAATAGCATCTGCTCTTGATATTTATGCAGATGAAATGACCACAAATAACGAACTAACTCCAATGTTAAAAGTTAAGTGTGCAAACGAAGAAATTAAATCAATATTAGAAACATTATATTTTAAAACTCTTAATCTTGAATCAAACTTATTCAGTTGGTCAAGAAATATGTGTAAATATGGAGATTTCTTCCTTTATTTAGAAATTGATGAAAAAATTGGTATAACAAATGGTGTAAGTCTTCCTTCAAATCAAATCGAAAGAATGGAAGGCAAAGATAAAACAAACTCTAATTACGTTCAATTTCAATGGAACTCTGGTGGTTTAACTTTCGAAAATTGGCAAGTTGCTCACTTTAGAGTTCTTGGAAATGATAAACACTCTCCTTATGGAACTTCTGTACTAGATCCAGCAAGAAGAATCTGGAGACAACTTACCCTTCTTGAAGATGCGATGATGGCTTATCGCGTAACGAGATCCCCAGAACGTAAAATCTTCTATATTGACGTTGGAAATATTCCACCAGAAGATGTAGAACAATACATGCAAAAAGTCATGACCCAAATGAAGAGAAATCAGATTCTTGATTCAAGTACGGGCCGTGTTGATTTACGTTATAATCCAACCTCTGTTGATGAAGATTACTTTATTCCAGTTCGTGGTGGAACGAACAATACAAAGATTGAAGGTCTTCCCGGTGGACAATTTACTTCTGCAATTGAAGACGTAAAGTATTTAAGAGATAAACTGTTTGCTGCTCTTAAAGTTCCTATGTCTTATCTCATTAGAGG